CAACATGTTTAACGCTGTGACAATTGCAAAAGGTTTGGACGGTGGTGACCCTGTGCCCGTGCCCGTTGCAGAATACAATTTATTCGGTACAATTGCTACACTTGCATCTGCAGTACAAGGTTCAAGTGTTGTGGTTAACTACAGCGTAAACCTCGACAAGGCACAAACGAAAGAAGTGATTGCAACTGTGCAACTTACTTTCACACGTCCCGATGGCAGCAAGTTTGTTTTCTACACTGGTGATGTTACCATTCCTGCAGGTCAAACGGTAGTAACCAAGACCGCACCAATGGCATTACCTAATAATCAATCGGGGCCGTCTTTATTCTCACTCACAATCGACCCCAACATGGTCATTAAAGAAACGAATGAGAATGACAACACCATTAGCACAGGTCTAACTATCACAATGGCTAACCCACCTGCACAAGGTTTGGATGCAGCCGTTACAATTGATGGTTACGAATGGCTCGATGCTAACCGCGTGCGCATACGTTACACGTTCTACAACAAAGGAACGGTTACAATCACAAGTATGAAGGTAACACACGGCCTCGTTGGTGGCTTCACGGGTACTTGGAATCGAGCTGACAAGATTGATGTTGGCCGTAGTCAAACATTCTCTAGCGTTTACAACGTGACTACACCACCAACGCCATTGCCAACAGACTACGTGCTTACGATTACAGCCGTGAATGGTGTACCGGATAACGACAGCACCAACAACACCGCACGTTTGCAGATTAAAAAATAGTGTATATTAGCTTCGGTTAAAACGCATATTAGTGATCTAAGGTTTAGTGTAAAAAGAAAGGCCCAAACGAGGGCCTTCTTTTTTAAAAACCAAAACCTTATAACTACAAAATGCAAGCGCGAATATACTCTGCAACGTTCATCTTATGTTTCTTTGCGGCTTTAACTACAGCCTGATATTGTTTGTCATTTACTCGCACAGTAATCTTGTTGTGCATCGGGGCGGGTTGTGTTTTCATATTGTATGTAATTTTTTACATGGCTAAGATACGAAAGGATATTGGATGTAACAAAATAACGTTTTTGCTACTATACCCAAATATCCAACAATGTCGAATATCAAAGAACAAATCAAATCCGTATTCAATAAGTACGGCATTGACCCTTCAAGTGTTGGTATCAAGTTCGAAGAAGAAACTGCAGCGGCTGAAGCTCCGGCAACGGAAGTAAAGTTTGCAGTAGAAGGCACTTTGGCCGATGGTACTAAAATCTATTCTACCGCTAATGAGTGGGTAGTAGGTGTAGACATCTACACTCAAGATGCTGAGGGCAACCCAGTGCCAGTACCTGCAGGTGAGTACCTGCTTGAAGACGGTGTAACTACTGTCTACGTAGGCGAAGATGGTATGGTTGCCGAAATCGAACGAGCAGAACAATCAACCGAAATGAGCAGCGAAGACCTCGTTGCTGTAATCGGTCAATTGTCTGAGCGCATTGCCGCACTAGAAGTTGAAAAGACTGAACTAGCTGCTGCAGTAGAAAACGCTAAGAAGGATGCGGATGCTGTGAAGGCTGAACTCGCTTCAGTTAAGAAGGCTCCTGCAGTGCCATCTGTAAAGTCACAAGAATTTAAAAAGAATGCGCAGCCTGTAGTTGCATCGAATGGTAACTCATTCAGCGACTTCATGGAATCTCTGCGCGCTAAACAAAGTAAATAATTCACCTCATAATTTAAATTTAGTATGCCAACAACAACTTCACTCACCACCACCTATGCAGGTGAATTAGCTGGTGAAATCGTAGCAAAGGCTCTGTTGTCTAACGTATCAACTCAATACGTGACAATGAAGCCTAACGTACCTTACAAATCAGTAGTACGTAAAATTGATGACACTGTAACTTTCGCTGCAGGCACTTGTGACTTTACCCCAACAGGTACTATCACTTTGACTGAGCGCATCTTGACCTTGGAAGAGTTCCAAGTTCAACGTCAAATCTGTAAGAAGGACTTCTTCATTGACTGGACTACTGCAGATGTAATGAGCGGCCGTGTAAACACCCAAATCCAAGACGCTATCATTGGCCGTTTGGTAGGTGGTATCACTGCAGCTAACGAAACAATCATGTGGTCAGGTGTTAACGCAACAGCTGGTCAATACGATGGTTTCGAAACTTTGATTAAGGCGGGTGGTTCAGGTGCTGTATCTGCAGGTTCAGGTGCATTGTCTGACACTAACATCATTGCAACTATTTGGGACGTAATCAACACCGCTCCTGCAGCCGTTAAAGGTGCTGCTGAGAAGCCAGCTATTTACATGGGACAGGCTGCATGGGAAGCATACATGCAAGCGCAAATCGCTGCAGGTAATGGTTGGTACTTGACAGGTGGCCCTGAGGTTAGCCGTCGTTTCGTAGGTATGTACGAAATCTACGTTTGTCCGGGTATGACTGCTAACAACATCATCTTCGCTCAACCTAGCAACTTGATGCTCGGTACATGGCAGGAGAACCAAATGAACGAAGTGTTCATCTTGGATATGCAAAACTTGGATGGATCACAGAACGTACGTTACGGCGCACGTTTCTACCTCGGTGCTCAGATTGCGGTTGGTGAAGACATCACCTACTGGGGCGCATAATTAAAATAACAAAGGGGGTGTAACAGCCCCCTTTAAACTCTAAAAATATACATAGCTATGGCTTGTGAATTAACTACAGGTTTTACCCTTGGATGCCTTGAAGGTATCGGAGGTGTTAAAGAAATTTTGATTACTAACTACACAGACCCTGTAACAGGTAACGACTTCATCTCTGGAGTTACTTACGATGCTGTAACAGGTGAAGTGGATGGCTTGCCTACATGGACAATTTATCGTTACGTTCCATTCCGCAATTCGGGTTCATACATTGAAACCGTAAATAAGAATTTGGAATCAGGTACACTTTACTTCTCACAAGAGGTAGGTTGGACTTTTGGTAAGTTGAACCAAGATATGCGCAACGAGTTTTTGAATGTTGCTAAGGCTAAGATGATTGTGTTCGTGCGCACCAATGATGACCAAATCTTGTTGGTAGGTACAACTGAAGGTTCGCAGCTTACTGCAGGTACTGTTCAATCGGGACAGCAGAAAGCGGATTTGATGGGTTACCAAGTGACAACTACTGCAGAGAACCTTGAGCCTGCTGTACACCTTGAGCCTTTTACTTCAGTACCATTCGATAACTTCGCTGGTATTACTGTAAGCCCTGCTTACTAAGATAGTTTTCCGTTGTGTTCTTGTTGTATTCTAAAGGGGGCAGGTTTTTACTTGCCCCTTTTTAAATAAAGTAGCATGATATATTTACAGACTAACACACCAACACAGCAAGTGTTTTTGTCACTTGACGAAGCACGGCAATACTTTGCCACACCATATACAGATTATTTGATTGTGCTAACTCACGAAGAGAATAGCACTACGGGCAATAAGCTTGCACAGGTTGCAACCATTCTCAACGAGAACACACGTATAACACAGCTTGAAATAACAACTGTTGGCCTTACCTTAGCGGGCAGATACAGGTATGAAGTGTACGGCCAAAACTCTAATAGTAATATTAACCCGGCAAGTGGTCTTGTTATTGGTTTGGTGGAGCGTGGATATGCTGTATTGAATCACAATACTACATGGTTTGATGTGCCTGTTGTAACAATACCAAACGATATAATCTATGAACCATAACGAATCGAATATAGTATCATTGAAACTTAGTGAGTACGTTGCTAAGTCCGATGCCGAAAAAGTTGACCGCAAAGGTTGGGTAAACTACGGTGATCAAAATGATTTTCCACAATACTTACGTGACCTTGCTCACGAATCACCAGTGCATGGTAGTTTGGTTGTTGCCATTGGTGACATGATAGCGGGAAAGGGAATTAAGTCTGAGCAATACCAAGCCGAACTTGATGCACTTGACATAAACACTTTGACCTATGCAACCGCGCATGACTTAAAGTTGTTTGGTGGGTTTTTTATTGAAGTGATTTGGAGCAACGACCGCACGGTTATATCAAAGCTTAACGCGATACCATTCGAAGAATGCCGCATTGCGGTTAATCAAGATGACGATAGTGAAATAGGAATCTTTCACAGCTACGATTGGAGCAATACACGCAAGAAAAAGAACACACCTGAGTTTATTCCTAAGTACAACTACCTAACACGTGAGCAGGAGCCACGTCAAATCTACTGGTGCTTCACTTATACAGGCAGCGACACCTACCCTCGCCCCGATTACTGGTCTGCCATCAACTACATCGAGTTAGATAAGCAAATTTCTATATTCCATATCAACCAAATTTCAAACGGTTTATTCCCTTCTACTATCATTAACTTCTACAACGGGCAAGCAACGCCTGAGCAGAAGCAACAAATGATGATGGACTGGGAGAACAAGATGAGTGGTGCACGTAATGCAGGAAAGGTTGTGATGTTCTTTAACGAGCGCGATCAACCAAAGACTGAAATTACACCATTCCCCGTTAACGATGCGGACAAGCAGTATCAACTAATGGATACTACCGCAACTCAAAAGATTATTACAGCCCACCGCGTGACTACGCCTTTGCTGTTTGGTATTCGCGACACTGGCGGTGGATTTGGTAGCAACAAAGATGAAATGGCTACGGGTCTTGAAATATTCAACAAACAAGTTGTAGAACCGTATCAGGCAAAAATCAATAAAAGTATTGAGGAACTACTTAGCAAACAATTGCCCGGTGTAACTTTCGAAATTGTACCCAACACACCACTTGTCATTGAACAAAAAGCTGAAGTAGTTGAAACAACTGTCGAGCCTGTTGTTGCCTCGTCATTAGACACTGAACAAATTAGTTCAATTGTACAGGCCACATTGATGGCTTTTGAAAAA